GCATGGGAAAATGTTGTTTGAACTCATTGATTCCGTTTATTTTACTTATGCTTGCTGTGCTTCAGCTGGCGTGGGTTTACTTACTGTACTTTTCTGGAAATGCTTTTGGTCTAAGCTGGAAAGTTTGGCATCGAGGGTTATGTCGAAATTCTCTAGAGAAGTCAAAACTAGTGTTCATTCCGGGCTTGTTCAAGCCGTTGGAACATGTGGAAAGAAAATTGCACGGTGTGTCGTGCCGCATAGTGACGCAACGCAGAACGAAACGTGGATCTCACGTGCTGTGTTAGGCGTTAGTTTAATTCCTCTTGGTTACTTGATCTATAAGAAATTGCGAGGTAGTAACGAAATAAAGGAAGCGGCGAAGCGGCCTTGGCCGGTTTTTGTGTCATATTTTACAGCTATGATTATCCCGACGTTATTGATGATCGGGGCTAATTTTTCTGAGATCTGTTCAGCTTTGACTACGGTGAAGTGGTATGTATCGTCGATTTTGCAGATTGATCGCGATGAAGCCGAATCCGATGATGAAGCTGATGAAGAGATTGAGGTTGGCTCGATGGCTGATCAGATGGCACAGAGCGCACATATGCGTTATAAGACCATAAATGAGGTGGTTGACGCAAAGTTGCATGAATTGAGAAATGGTTGGCATGCGGAAGGTAAGACTACGGAAGAGATTGAACAATTATCCATTTCGACCCGACGTGAATTGTTGATCGATGAAGAGAAAATTCGTCGTGATGCTGCAGAGATAGATTCTGTGCGTGTGGCACGTGAACGTGATGTCTTAGCGGCTCGAGGCGATGCGAAGGTGGCAGATCCACAAGCTGGAAAACCATTATCTGAGTTTTTTTCAAAGGTGATGGAAAATAAGCCAAAGTTAGTATGTGTTGCTATTGTGGCGTTGAGTTTGGCTGTGGTGTCTGTTGTTTATTATCGATACAATCATCGAAAGGTTGACCCGGCGGTCGCTGCGGCGGCGCGGGATATCATTGTGAGTGCGGATGCTCTACCTACAAAGAAATTAATAGCAGAGGTTGTTCGTGATTTGGAGGCTGGTAAACATAAGAATCGTAAGAAAATGCGTGGTCGCTGGTATGGCGGTAAGGATTTTAATCCTGCCTTTGGTGACCGAATCGTGTTTCGATTTGATGATGGAACTAGCGCAGATATGAATTACGATGATCGTTTTAAAGCGAAGTTGAAGGTGTGGGTGATGCAGCACGGTGATGCTGACTATTTGTACAAGACGAATGACGAGCCAAAGACTGGTAGAATCGTTTGGGTTGAAGACCCTGAACCGGTTTATCATGGTCGTAATGAAGAGCCTGATGAGGCGCCAGTGATGGCACCTGGAAAACATTGGGTGGATCGTCGTGGTACGAATAAGTTAGTTAGTGGAGGTTGGGAGCGAAATATTTACGATGAGTTTCTCGAGGGAAAGTCGGCTGTGAAGAAGATGATAGCGACTGGCTCGGGATTAGTAGCTCCAACTGTACCAGCAGGCGTCTGTGGCGTTTGTCGCAAGTACCCTTGTGAGTGCAAGGATATTGAAATTGCGGTGGGCACCCCGACTGTTTCGATTCCAATCGTGATGACGGCAGAGTATCACGGGAAGAAATGTTTCGGTCTGGTTGCTGGTGGTAATGTGTTAACACCAAGCCACTTGTTTACCAAGGATGAGAGCAAGGAAGGCATTGATCTCCAAGCGCTGATTCTAAAGCGAAATGGTGTCGTTTTTCGACCTACGGCTGTGAATTTAGCGAAAGAAGTTGGGAGTGAAGCTGACTTGGCTGTCATCTCTGTTACTGGTTGTCCGAAGAGCGTGTTAGGTTTTGCACCTGAGCCGATCAAAGGTGATACGGTTTGGATGCATCAGTACAAGTGGGAAGACGAGCGTGTTGAGCCTACGTCTGTCCAGTCTTGTGCTTTGCTTGATGTGACTTCAATGGTAGTCAAGTATAAGATCGACACGAAGGACGGTGACTGTGGTTTACCTATAATGGGTAGCCGTGGCATTGTCGCGATGCACACTTGGGGCCTTCCAAATCAGCAAGCGAATGCTGGTGTTTCTGGTACTGAGTGTAAGCGCGTCATCGAGCTGGTCAGAGCGGGCCAGTTCAAAAAAAATGTGCCACTTGCCTAGAGGTGTGGCTTCCTCTTGGTGAGAGTATAGTGCCTGTCAATAGGTTTATCGCTTCAGAGCATGGTTCTATGGAGGTATTTGGTATTGTTGAACGTTCGGTGTGGGCAAAAGATAAGCCTACCTTCGATCACAATGTTAAAGTGCTCATGGATCAGTATCTGTTGTCGAAGCCTGTTGTCAAAGCATTGGTAGAAAAATCTTGTTCATTGTACCGTAGGACTCCTGCGGACTTTTCAATGACGAAGCCATTAACACTATATGCGCGACCCTTAAAGCGTGGGCAATGCTTAATGGGGGCGCGCATGCTGCGTGAGTATTTATACGGCGTGGTGGGCCGAACCTATGCAATTGAATTGGAACAGACGGTGGAATTCTTAATTGAGAAAGAGTCCTCGCCTGGTTGGCCATTCAATAAGTTATATCACACTAGACGTGAGTTGTTAGCAAAAGATGGACTTCAATTGTCGCGAGACTGGTGGGAATCAGGAAAGCGTGCAATATGGTCCGGGTGCTTGAAAGATGAGCTAGTTAAGTGTGAGAAACTGCAACGTGGTTTGGTTCGTTTCTTTGCTTGCTGTCCCTTACCTGTTCAATTACAGATTATGCGGTTCAGCACTATCCTTAATTGGAAAATCGTGTTTGCCTCTTCAGAATTTAGGTTTTGCACGTATGTTGGTGTCGCACCTCAAGATGGTGGCTGGAATCGGATTTTTTCCGAGTTTTCTCGGCGAGATTTCTTCTTCTCGTTGGATGAAACAGCTTATGACACAACATTGCATGAAGATCTCTTCAAAGCTATTTACCGAATACGTAATAACTTACATGTTAATCCTTGGCCGCAAGCCGATGTGGATAGGTTGATAAATGAAGTCGTCAGGACTGTCATTGTTACCGACACGGGCGAGGTGGTCCAAAAGCACCAAGGAAATAGTAGTGGTTCTCCAAATACGATACATGATAACTCCTTGATATTAATTATGTTATACTTCGAAACATATCTAAGGTTGTACCCAACAGATAATCTTTCTGATTTCTTTAAGTATATCTCCTTATTGGTGATTGGTGACGATAACTTTTGCGGTGTATCAATTGACCGCGGGTTGTTCACTTCACGTGAGGTGATGAAGACAATGGAAGATTGGGGTATAGAGCCGAGAATTGAGTCTGAATCTAAGACTGTCGAAGGTATGGAGTTTGTGTCGAAAATAATCACGAAGGTGCAAGTAGAAGGTATGTCGTTTTACGTTCCGGTTCCAAAGCAACCGCGTTTCATAGCGCATTTACTCATGTCCACCCCTGGTGAAGATTTGCTAGCGTCTGGTTTGAAAATTAACTCGTTATTGGCAGAGTGTGCTTTTGATGACACTCTGTGGGATATGGTAGTTTATGTTCAAGATCAATATCGCAAGCGATTGCCAGAAATGAAAATGTGGGAGTTTGAGGATATGCCGATTGCCGGTTTTACTTCTGGATTGGTATCTAGACAGTACTGGCGTGAGCGTTATGTTGTTGGTCGATTTGAAAATCTGCGGCTACAGTGTAAGCGCATCCGCAGAAAATCGTTGGTATTGGAAATGCCAAAGAATGCTAAGAAGAAAAACATGGCCGCTGGAAAGCGTGCCAAAAAATCTCTGCAACCCAAGAGTCGCAAAATTGTGGCTCGCCCTCGTAATGCAGCGAGTTCGTCAGCATTGGGGTCGCTCGTGGGGAGAGCTACCAATTTTGCTGAAAAGATCCCGATGATTGGGAATGTCGTCGAGAAGGTTGATTCTGTGGCCTCGTCAATACTGAGTTTTCTCGGTATGGGGTCCAGTTTGTTTTCTGTACATTATGATTTAAGCGGGCGTCAGTTGTTAGTGCCTCACTCGCATGTGAGTGTCACTGAGGATGAGAAGCTTGTGTCATTAAGTGCTGGTGAAAATGTAGAACCTGGGACGATTCTTTTACGATACTTGCTCACGATCGGACCTCAGGGTTCTCGATCGCGTGCGATGGGTCAACTATATGAGAAAGTCATGTTTCACGGATTTCAATTATCTGTGAACGCCAATTGTGCCGCGTCGACCTCTGGGTCGTTGGCCTATGTGTACGTTCCTGATCCTGCTGATGCTACTTTGGATGAAATGCAACCATCTGAACGGTTATCAGCGCTGTGTTCAAGAGAGAATGTGCAATTTGCCCAAGTCTGGCAGTCTACAATATTGCATTTTAGACTACCGGCCAAGGAATTTTACGTCAAGATGGCTGATGGCGTTGAACGTATGACTTCTCCAGGTGCCGTATATGTTGTTGCAATGACAGCATTGAACCCTGAAATTCTACCGACGTTGCGGCAGACGTCGTCGCTAACTTTTACGAAGCCAACTAATGCTTTACCGACTGATACGTACGCCGTGGGAATGGTGTCCGTGGAAGGTCGAGATGCGGCTGAAGGGCAGCATCGTTTTATTGAGCATATTGGCACCGTGAAGGGTGATTTTACTAAGCGTGTTTCGGTGAAGCACTATTCCACCTATTATCCGACAACTGAGACGTCGTTCTTTCAACATGGGACGGTGCTCGCGTTTAAGGGTGAGATGGTGCGTATCGGCATGCCAATGTATGGGGTCGCTGGAGCTGGATGGAATTCCACTCTAGTGACTGAGCCAGTTTGGATGCCTGCGGCTATTGAAGATAAGCCGGCTGATACACGTTTGTGGACTGGGTTACCTCTTTTGCCGGGAAATCCGCGTCAGATGCTGATAGAGGACGGACACACTGCTGACCTCACATGGTATGAATTGTACTGTGAAACGGACGTTGAGATAGCGTTTATCACAGGCGTGCCTATTGCAGGCACTCAAGTTACTATGGGGGCTGTTGTTTTAGTTGTGGACCGTTCTGCGGTGCAAACAGAGTATACGAGTTCTGATCTTAGTCGAATCATGAAATCTGCTGGAAAGGTGACGCTCGCGAAGCCGGTGAAGCGAAAGAAGCCGCGAGCAATTGTGACTGATGAGCCGGAGATAGTGGTGCGAAATGAACCTAAGGTGGTGGCAACGCCTCTTAGTGGACAATCCTCCCGTCGCTAGCAAAAGGTGTACATTCCGAAAAATCATCTATTCCTTACCAATGGCGCTTCCCCATTGGTAATTGCCGATTCGGGTATCATGTGTTCTTTTCGTTTTTTTTGGAACATATGTGCCGGTTTCGTGGTGTAGTTATAATAAGTTGGTTGATACCACCCGCAGTCGTAGTGTTCAGCAACGTTTGTATACGTTGTTCAAGGTATGCCGAAAGGCTCTCCCCTGGTTTTTCCAGGTCTACGCGCGCGAGTTGATACTTTCGAGGTTATGATAAAGCCAGTTTCCGTCGAACCGAGGGCAAAAAAAAAAAAAAAAAAAAAAAAAA